CGGCATAGAAGAAGCACCGGAAGCTCAAGTTGGTAGGCCCCCCATAGAGCGCGCTCCGGAGGCTACTGCTAGAGTTAATGAGCTGCAAAGAAGACAAGATAACCAGAGAAAATCTGAGATACGCACTGTAGAGAAACTTACGAACTTTCTGGATAACGGAGTACAAAAGATACTGAGCAAGAAAGGTTTTACGCCGTTCTTTGCTGACCAAGAAGCTTTTAATGAGTACGATGCTGACCCTGATGCTCAATACGAGGCCAGAGTACAAAGAAGAACACAGTCATATCGAGTATTAGGCGCTAGTCCAGAGGAATCTGCACGACGTGCCCGTAGAGATGCAAACAAGCAGCGGACTGCTTATAACGAGATACAAAACGAAATCTCCGCGCTGCAAGACAAAACCATAGACCAGCTAGCTGATGTTATCAACATAGCAAATAACTCTAGGCTAGAAGGCAGAGCCGCCCACACTGCTGCTTTAAGGGCTTTACAAGATGCAAGACTTACACCAGAGCTGCTTGCTGAAGCGCAAAAGAGAGCTAAAGCCAAAGCGCCTACAGGCATAATTCCGCTAGAAAACAAAACAGTAAGAAGTGAAATAGTACCCGGCGAATATGCTCCGTTAGTTCCGCGCAAAGAGATGATTGATGGCCCGATAGAAGAGGTCACAACTGCGGAAGAAGCAATGGAGGTAATTAGGTCTGACACTAACAGGACAGACTTTGAGAGAGGCTTAGCTGCACTGTTTAGGCCAATAGCAAAAAAATTAGCTACGAAATTTCAACTTATAGAAAACTTGGAACAAGTACCGGATCGCTTGCTTGAATATTGGGTAGACGAGAACGGAAAGCAAATTTCTGCTGGTCTTTTCGACCCAAAAACTAACACCATGTACATAGATTCAGTTGAGGGCTTGGACGCTCGCACTGTGTTACATGAAATGATCCATGCCAGTACGCTGGATATAATATCAAGCTTTAAAGCAGGTCTTCTCATATCCCAAGAAGCACAAGCTGCAATAGATGACACGCTTCAGTTGATGCACCAAGTAGGAATACAGTATCAAAACTTACTTGCTTCAGGTCGTGCATCACCTGCATTGCAGCGTCTAGCTAAAAGCACAGATAATTTTACTGATCTAGCTGAATTTCTTAGCTACGGCATTACCGAGCAACCGCTTCAAGAGATGTTGCTCAACATGGCTCCTGTAAACAAATACCAACTCGGAGCTATTAAAACAGCATTTTCTAACTTTGCAGACTTAATCCGTCGAATGTTGGGTAGACCCACCAGAGACATAAGCGCGTTTGAGCAGCTAATTGACTTGACTGGCCGTATCGCAGAAGAACAGGAACGCACTAGGCCAAAACGTGCAAGCCAAGTGGTGCAAGCCAAGAAGCAAGTAGAAAAGCTTTCTAAGGTGCAGAAGTTGCAGGCGCAGCAAAATACGTTGCGTAAATTCTTAGGCCAGTCAAAAGGCATAATAAACGCGGTTAGAGACCCAGAAAAAGGTGTCCGAGACTTCTTGGCGTTTGCTGACGCTATGGACGTAAACACAATGCAAGGTGTGTTGGGAGCGTTTACTAACACTATGCTTACGAAGCTGGCTGATGGCTTCAACATGTCTGTAGTTGGAAAGCTAAACAAAACCCAAAACGAACTAACTGTATATCGTAGTAAAAAGCTAGATATGCTGTCGAAACAAGTTGACGGTTGGGAAAAATACATTCTTACCAACACAGAAGGCGGAGCAATTTTAGAAGACCTGTTGCATTTCTCTTCTGTCTTTGACGTGCTTATCTATAACACCAAAACAAAACGCACCATATCTTTGAAGCAGTCAAAAAATACTGACACAACACTGCGTGGGTTAAAGTTTGAACTGCAAGAAATGAACAAAAACCCTAGTCCTACTAATGACGAGATTGCAGAAATGGATCGTCTGGGAAGGGAAATAGCAAAAAGAGAAGAAGAAATAGAAGACGTATTTAAAATATATGAGGAGCTTAAAGCCAGCAAAAACGGTGCTACTGGCTTAGAGATTTACGCACAAACTCTGCAAGAATATGAGAATGATCTAAACGAACAGCAAGCGTTGTTGATGGACAATGTTAGAAAAGACCCGAATATACCCGGCACAGAGCAAGACACTAAGTCACCAAAGGGTAAGTTGCTAGCTAATATAGTTAGAGATTACCAAGAAGCACGTAAGCTCAGAGTTTATGTTCCATTAACACGTCCGGGTAAATACGGTGTGCGTATGCCCGGCAAAAATGGAGCTTTGTATCCGTTTGAAACTAGGGCAGAGGCAAACAGATTTATAGCAGATTACATGGCTGACAACCCTACTTCTCCTCGACCGCAGCCAGAAACTTTTAAAGACCCGGCTAAATCTTTGCGGGAGCAAATAACTAGTGACAGCCTGAGACTGCAAGAAATATTTAAGCAGATAGACGATATTCAGACTCTGGGCGAAGAAGGCGTAAACACGTTAAAAGATACAATATACCAGATGTATTTATTGTCCCTGCCAGAAGGTAACGTGCGTAGAGCATACATACGCCGTAAAAACAGAGCAGGTTTTAGCAACGACGCATTGCGGGCTTTTATCACTACGAAGCTAGCCAATATAAATCAGACCTCCAGAGCAAAATACTCCAGAGTTATACGCAACCAGATAAGCGAAGGTAGAGCGCAAATTGAAGGAGAGCAGAGAGACCAGCCTACTATAGTGGGCGAAACTGCTAGGGATGTACAAAAAAGATACAAAGAGTTTGAAAAAAAGAATGCTGTTCTTAACGAAGTTTCACTGCGAGCAACTAACGAGTTAAGTCCTCCCAAGTTAAATGACGTCGAGTCTGTTTTAGATTACGCATCAAGAGCCGGTACCAAGACTGGTTTCTTGTTCTTACTAAGCTCTATGCGCTCTGCGATCATACAGCCTACCCAACTAGCCATCTTTGGTTATGGCACGTTACACGCGGAGTACGGCGCAGCTAAAACGTCTTTGATGGCTGGTAAATACATGAAGAACTTTATGACCTTCCGAGGTCTAGGTTCTACTGACTCGGGTGAAAACGGAGAAATACTGGACGAAAGAGGCGAGCCTGCAATACGTAATTCTAAGTACGTAAAAGGCAGCCCTATTAAAAATGCTCTACAGAAGGCGTGGGACTACGCCGACATGCGTAACATATTTATAGCTACCCGCATACACGACATAACTGGTAGAGCCGAACCAGAAGAGTCCGCGATAAGAGCCACAGGCAGTCGCACCAGAATGCGAGCTAGTCGGGCTACAAAATTTACTTACTCCGTGATGACAGGCGCACTGCATCACTTGGAGAGAACGAGCCGTGAAGTTTTTTATATGTCGGCTTTTGAGCTTGAGTATGAAAAACAATTGAAGGCAGGAGTCACTGGCGATGCTGCTATAGAAGCAGCCGCAGAGAAAGCAATCAAGTTGACCTTTGAAGGTATGTTTGATTACTCGTCATACAATAAGCCTCGCTACGCAAAACAGTGGTGGGGTCGTATGGCGTATCAGTTTAAGAGCTACCAGTTTCAAGCTTTGGGTTACATAGTACAGAACTTCTACAAAGCGTATGCTGCTTCAGGGCTAACCAGAGAAGAGAAGAAAAAAGCGGCTACCAAGTTTTGGGATACGATGGGTATGGGTTTTGTCTTTGGGGGAGCTACCGGTATGTTTGGCTATACTGCCGCTGTAGCTTTCATGGACGGACTGCGAGAGTTCTTACGCCCCGACTATGATGATGAAGACGCTGACTATTTTTATGACGTAGATGATGCAGGTAATCCACTAGGCTTACGTAGCATTGACTTGTACATACGCAACAACCTTATACCTAGATACTTTGGTGCAGAGAGCGGACTAGCCCAACAGTTTGGTTTGGAACCAGAGACCGCAGAGCTGCTTTCACGAGCGGTAGAATTAGGGCCAATTTCTGCACTAACCGACTGGAACGCGCAGCCTTCGTTAGCACTGGATGGTTTGTGGTTCAGAGATTCTGTGCCAAGAGAAACTACGGAAGATGCTTGGGTTAACGGCATGTTCGACTTCACTCTTGGTGCATTTGGCGGCGTAGCTAGAAATACTGCTAGAGGCTTCGATTTTATGCTCGAAGGTGACGTTATGCGTGGCTTCGAGACTATGGCTCCCGGCTTCATTAAAGAGCCTATGGAGGCTCTGCGTCTAGGCACACAAGGCTTCAAAACTAGAGATGGTATTACTGAGATCAGACCAGCGGACTATTATGATGCTTGGAAGCTTCTAGGTCAGACTATAGGTTTTGGTTCTACAGAAGTGGCTGAGAGCCAAGAGTCTACCTTTATACTTAAGCGCTTACAGGCAGAAAGGACTGAAGCAAGAAACTCTCTGTACCAAGACTACGCCGAAGTAGCGGACAAAGTAGTCGAAGCTAATATGAGTGCTGGCGCAGAGAGCGAAGAAGCTAAGAAAGCTACAGCCGAACTGCTAGACATGCAAAAAGAAGTAGCAAAGTACAATTACATGTATTTCTACGATGCTATAAGCCCAGAGGACTTGGAGCGTTCTGTAACTACCAGAATGAAAAGGGCAGCTATCAGCACTGACGGTTTGTTCCTGAACTCAAAAGAAGCTCCTTACATGTACCCGATAATCAAAGACTCTAGGTCTGACCCAGTTCCAAACAGACTGCCAGCGATACCAGACTAGCTTACTCTCCATACACGGACGCCGCGCACTCCGTCTTCTATTACTACTTTATGCACAACTTTGTATTTAAGTCTGTGTACTACTTTTAATATGTCTCGCCTAGATTTTGTTGGGTTAAGGCAGGGTATAAAAAACGAATACCCCACCTTGAACTTCTTCCAATTAATCTCGTACGTCACTTTCTCCACTTTCATCTTTTAGGTCGTCCGGAAGTATGCCTTCCATAGATATAAACTCTGAGTGGTCACAGTTCAAGATCACACAGCGAACACTAGCGGATGGTATGTTTGTGCCTTTAGACAGACGCTTATTGTCCGTGCCTAAGCAGATACCCATTCCTTTTAACTGGTTTACTGTGTCGGTATATTCCACTTGATACTCTGAACAGTCTTTAGAGAAGGCGTTTACAGACAAGTACATCAGCTTAGTATCTGGCTCGTACCGTATATACAGATGATGTCTAGGCTCTACAATAGGATCGGTAGCCAAATGAGTGCGTTTATCTACGTTACCATTTATAACTAGCATGTTGTTTATGTTTCTGTGTATATAGTCACTGACAATTGCAGGCGCATTGGCTACAGGTGCTGTTGTCTTAGTCCGCATCTCTGACAATTCTCTGAGTACCGCCTTATATATACGCAGCATGTCCCAGGTCTTCTCTCCTTCTTTGTCAGTAAACAACCCTATACGCTCGGCTATCAAGCCGCCAGTAATGTTAGCTGACACAACAGCCGACCAATTTCTCTCCCGAGACGTGAACTTTAAGTCTTTATCTATCCTTGCCTGTACGCTTTGTAGAGTAGCAAGCACTTCTTCTTTGTTTGCCAGAATATATTGAATAAAAGGGACGATAGCGTGGCCGTAGTTTGCGTTTAACTGGTGGTCAAACATTTCTTTGCCTGTCGCTGTAGATATTAAACTCTCGTCTGTGTAGTCAATTCTGAACTCAAGTAGACGCATTACTTCCCCGTCTGCTTTTTTCTTTATAGCTGCTAGCTTGTCGTACATCGAAGCGTTGGAGCTAGTTAGTGTAGGTGTGTTCCACGTAGTCGTATTCATACGTAGCTTAGTTTCATGCCGCTCGCTCTTTTCTTTGCCCTTACCTTGCGAGAACGCATATACAAGCTCTGAAAACTCATCTCCTTTTGTATTAGTTATTTCGTCTACGGTGTTAACTATATTGTTTAATATACCTAGCTTAGTAATCTTAGCGGTTTTTGTGTCGTCTACTGTACCGAGTAACTTCTCAGGGTCGCCGTAAATACTATTAGCCATACGCAAGATGGTAGTTTTACCTGTACCTGCGCTGCTGTGAATCAGGTTAATGATTGCGCCTTTTTGTCCAGTGAACTTCAACAAAGGTGCGCCAAAGCCGGTCAAAGCCCCGAAAGCTTGTACCTCCATGCCGGGCATGCCGTACAGAGCAAACACCTCTTTCCACTTATCTAACGAACCTTGTGGCTCAAAGTGGGGGACTAGAGATTTCGTCACAGAAGAAGGAGGACTGTGGTATACACCGGATACAGTTATCTCCATGTCTCCTACAACAAACTTAGTGTCACCATCGTGCCACCCGAATTGCCTTCTCATAAGTTCCGCTTTCCTCTTCTTCTGGTTTTCGACAACTGCGTGGATCACGTAAGCCACGATCAGATCGAATTGTTTGTTTGTTGCTAGCACACCTTCTTTGGCTAGCGCCTCTCGTATACGCATAGGCTGCGCTATTGTTGAGTTATTAACAGAGAACTCGCGCACACCATCTTTTGGGGTATGCAGTACAAACACCACAATGTCCCCGTCATTCGGATCAGTCATACGTTTTTTAACGTACAAATCATACTCGTAAATAAATACAGGCTTTGCTTCCTCATCGTTCAGGTCGTCTATCCTGTATATGCCGCCGTTCTTACCTCTGTAATATGGATGCGTGTAAGAGGGCTTTGTTGGTTCTGCCTCTTCTTCCTCTTCGGTTTCTTCCGGTGCATCTGGTATATCGCTATCCGTAGCGGCTACAAAAGTATTACCCAGTTGTATTGGGCTTTTTATCTTGCCTCTGTGCGGGCATCCTTCACACCCGCCGGAGTTATTCTTTTCAAACTCTTCACAACTGTGCGGCCCAGTTATGTGCTTTACTTTTTTGTTTACTTCTTCGGGTGCGTAGTCCGGATAATCTCTGGACAATATATGTATTGCCGTATCTCTATCCGCACAGTTAGCGGCCACAGACAGAGCGTTCCACCATCTAGGTTCAGATAGTGTTTTCCTGTCCATGTAGCAAGAGAGAAGCTGCTTGCACCCAGAACCTTTAGCACTTGCTGTCATAATCTTTGCGAAGTTACTCTGGATGTTCTCCATGAGTTTGTCGCGCAAAGCAGACTTCCTGCTAGGCTCCACCTCTATTGCAGGTTGCTTCTCTTTTACACCTAATATGTCTTTAAACTCGTCGAAGTCTATAGGCGGCCTTAGCTCACCCAGTATCTCTACGGGTTTAGGAGGATCATCTTTGAAGTTAAGAGTGCCCGGAACTCTAAGTACCCGTGCTACTTCAAAGACGCTTGGATCAACGTAAAACTCTTGTTTCTTACATAGTTCGTTAAGTCTTTTGCCTACAGGTTCCCACTGTTCTTTAGTAACTTCCGAAGTCAGCGCCCAGTATACGTGTAGCCCGCGCCCCGAATTAACTATTGTTGGTGGTGGTAAACCTACAGTCTCTACAAATTCTCGCAGCTTCTTAAAGCCCGCAGCCTGATCTACATAACCATCAGGTATTCCAGTTTTTTCATTGATCTCAGCTTTATTTTCACCGCAATCTATGTCTAACCAGAATGCTTTGAGCGACTGTACGTCTTGTTTTTTGCGACCTCCATCTACAGACTTGAACTTTGCAACGCCAAAATATACATCTCTTTTTTCGGCTAAGTACGTATCTACAACTTCGTTGAACTCTTCTCGTGTAGCTACTAACTCTTGTTTAACGAATGACCCTATCCCCAGAATGCAGTAACAGCCGTTGTCTGGCTGCACATGATCAAGCAGGTCAAGGTATTTCATAATCCTACCGTTGTATCTTGTTTATAAACTTTTCAATGTTTTTCCTAGTTTGCTCGTTAGGTAGGCATTCGCCGGTGAACCAGTTATATACCGTTTGTCTGGAGACCCCTAGGCGCTCAGCCACATGCGATACAGGCACATTATATTTAATGCACTCTCTACCTAGCTTCACGCCTAGAGATTTAATACTTGCAGACTTGTTGAGCGAGACTAGTTTGACTGAATAGCCGTAACTCATTGGTCTTCGCTACCCCACGCACTAATAACATCAGCAAGAGCGCCAGACTCCTCTTGGACAACTGGTTCTTCTTTCTTCTTTACGCGCTTCTGGGGTTCTTCAACTACTTCGACTTCAACTTCGACGGGTTCTGGTTCTTCACTGCGTTCGATCTTTGGCTCTTCAGGCTTACTTTCCAAAGCTTTCTGCTGACCAAGATCGTTTTGCCCAACACTGATCTTCACGTATCTCTCAGTCTCAGGCTTATCTAGTGCTGCTTCAATCAAGCCATATTCTTCGTCGGTGACACGGCGCACAGGTGCAAAGTAAAGCTCCATGCCAGCGGCATCAGGGTCATAGGCTATCTTCGTAACCACAGTATCCGGAGCCTCGCCGTTGGAAAGCAGGTATTTAACGTAGGCTTCAAATGGGTGCTTGTTACCCGCGCTCTTACCAAACAATGATTTAGCAGGGATGTTGATCTGGTATACGTCACCCGATTTATCCCCCGCTAGCATAATTGCTAAGCTACGCTTGAACCTACACGCTTTGCTCTGTCCTTGACCAGAGCCGGGCTGATTCTGCGGGCAGTTTACGCAGTTCGCATTCTGCGGCTCAGGTGCATCTGGTTCTGGTTTATCTGCTGCATGTGACCAGCATACTGGCAAAGTTACAACGCCCTCTTCTTCTTTCTTGGCGTCATATTCTTCTTTGTAATAGTTACGAGACACGCTGGGTAGCATGTTGATTACGATGGCTTCAAACTCGTCACGAATTGGTTCTCCCACAGGCTTACCGTTAATAAGCTTTGTGAATGTGCCCCTTGCATTGGTTTTGATTCTTCTACTGTAGATCGTGTTCTGGCTGCTTAACTTCTGCGCCAGCGAACTCTTACGGTTGCTTGGTGCAGCTACAGCGTTATCGTTCTCGAAAATAGATACTTCGTTTGACATATAGCTCGCTCCTATTTAGCGGATGGTTTGATCACACGGATAACGTGTGTTTGTTTTGCTTGCAGTCCTGCTGGCACGGTATCAGGGTTTTCTTCTAGGAACTCCCTCATGTTGCTGTTATGAATGCGCTTCTCTAGCAAATGAAAAGCACCGTGCTCCTCGACCATTTTGTAGAACTGTTCCCAGTCGCTAGTCCAGTAGCTAGATTGGACGCGCCTAGATATAGTGCCGAACTCAGTTTTTAAACTGTCTACATTTTGTTCTGCACAAAGCTCAAGCATTTTGTCTGTGATCTTAACTTGCAGTTCTTTTAGCTTTTTGATTTCTTCCTCTTTCTCCCGAATGCCTTCCCGCAAAGTCATGTAGTCCTTAGCCATGCGGTCGGCTGTGTATAGGTTGCTCATCGCTCCTCCAGATTACGTTAGGGGGATGGCAAGTTTAGTTTAACATTGTACAATGTCAAGTAATTATTTCTTGTTTGTAGAGATCGACTATCTTGTTATGGTTGTCTATGTTTGACCTCAACATATAGTACAGACGAGTCTCAACGTCACTGCCGCACACATGCACTATGGTCATTGGGTTGTGTTGGCTCGGTCTGTTTATGCGGGCGTTTGCCTGAAGGTAGGTTTCTACGCTCGTGACTGGGGCATACCAAATAACGGTGTTAGCCGCAGTCAGGGTCAAGCCATGAGAAGCGGCTTGAGGTTGGATAATTAAAACTCTGGGTTGATCGGTTTCTTGGAATTTTTTAATTATCTCAGCACGTTTGTTAACCGACACCTTGCCGGATATCACTTCACTGGTTATCTTGTTATTGGTAAGAAACTCTTGCAGCAATTCTATAGTGTGCGTAAAAGGCACAAAAACTAAGACCTTGTGGCTAGATTCTTCTATTACTTCTTGTATTACCTTGAGCCTGTTCTTAACGTCGAACTCTATAACTTCTCCATCGTCCGTATACACAGCACCGCCGGAGATTTGTAGTAGTTTGTTTAAGTTAGTAGCGGCGTTGACGGAGGTAACTTGTTCACCGTCCGCCTCCATAATCATGCGCTTCTTAAGCAGGTCGTAGTATTTTTCTTGTTGCTTTGTAAGCGGAGCCTCCCTTTCTACATAGGTTACGGGAGGTAGGTCTAGGCATTGCTCTTTCTCAAACCGGATCGCAGGTTGAAGCATTTGGTGTACGGTCTTATCAGCAGTGGACTTAGGCTTCCATATGTACTGTGACAACTTATACATCACCATATCTCGGAACTGACCAAAGTATTTTGGCGTGCCTTCTGGGTTGACTAGTTTACCAAGACCGAACGCATCTACTGGAGACTGCGCTGCCGGTGTGCCTGTAAGCATCCATAGCCACTCGATGTCTCTCATGATGTCATACAGAATCTTCCATCTATTTGTCTGTACGTTTTTATACGCATTAGCTTCGTCCACAACGACTAGGTCAAAGCCACCGTTCTTTATCTCTTCTTTGACTACACCTACACCATCAAAGTTAATGATTACAAACTCGCATCCTGCTTCGATTATTTTCTTGCGCTGACCAGACGTGCCATGCGCTACGGAACAACTACGGTGCATAGCAAAAGTAAATAAGTCTTGCTGCCATGCAGACTTCATAATCGACAACGGGCAAATTACAAGCACGCGCTTTATAAGCCCAAGTTTCATGAGGTAGTCAGCCGCCCAGATGACTGAGGCTGTCTTACCAGTCCCTTGCTCGTTAAAACAAAAAGCTCGTTTGTGTACAGTTAAGAAGCTAGCTGTATCTCTTTGATGGTCGAATGGTTTGTATTTACCTGTCCATTCGTAGTCACGCTCTATGGGAGAAGGTATGTTCTTTACTTTGAGTGAAGCCAACTGCTGACATTCTTCCAGACCCCAGTTGATGGACACCTTGAATATGCCGTTCTCTTCTTCTGTTACTTCGCAACTTTGTATTTTCTCTGCAACTAAATGTGGTCTCTTTGTCTTTAAGACCAACTCCTTGTTATCTACTAATCTCATTTACGCTTACGCTCACGCTTACTGGTTTCGGACACTAGGTTACCCTTAGAGTCCCGTTTGAAGGATCGGTTCCGTGATTTGCTCTCGACCCTAGTGCCGTCAGAGTTCTTACCGCCCTTATCCATAGCTTTCTTGTGAGCTACATCCTTGCCATCACCTTTCTTAACTCGGCCTTCTTTCTCAGCTTTACGACGAGCAGCATTGCGTTTGGCACGTTTCTTCTTTTGTTCTTCCGTGCCTTGATAATTGTCGTATTCTTTCCTGTAATTGCGTTTCTTGACTGCCATGTTTATCTCCCACGGTAGTGTTCACAAGATTTCACTGGGCAAAAGCCGCAGAGCGGCCCACTGTTTGCGTTCCACACGCCTTCCTCTTCGGCAACTGCTAGTCTTTGTAGCGGCTCCTCAAACGTGGCGTAGTATGATTTGTGTAGTTTTCGGCTGT